CAAAGCACAAGAGATATTATGACGATTGACTTCAATGGTGACATTTTACCTGCTATTGATAGCTTGTCTGATATTGGATCATCAAGTAACAGATTTGTAGATATTCATGCAGATAATGGAACTATCCAAACATCTGACAAAAATCAAAAGCAAGACTTTGAACAGATAACAGAGGCAGAGGCAAAGGTTGCTCAAAAAGCAAAAGGACTACTTACAAAGTACAAGTGGAAAAAAGACGTAGAAAAATATGGGGATGATGCTCAATACCATATTGGTATTATTGCTCAAGAATTAATCGCAGCTTTTGAAGAAGAGGGTCTTAATTACAAAAAATATGCAATGATATACGAGTCTGAACATCTTGAAGACTCAGGTGAAATGACAAAATATCTTGGTGTAAGATACACTGAATTACTTGCATTCATAATTTCAACCCTATAGTAAAACATTATGATTTGGAAAATAAACACACTAGAATATACCAACGACTCTGATAAAGGTGTTATTAAAGCCCATTGGGATTGTTCAAAAGTTGATGGGGGATATGCAGGCAGATGCTATGGGGCAGAATCTTTTGCGCCAGACCCAGCATCTGAAGATTACATAGCCTATGCAGACCTAACTGAGGAAACAGTGCTTGGTTGGATATATGCAAAAATTGATAAGGATGCAATAGAGGCAAATGTTCAAGCACAGATTGATGGACAGGCTAGCCCAACAACACTCAAGGGTATGCCTTGGTAACAACAATAATTTAAGCGAGTAAAATTATGACTGCAGAAGAAAGACTAGAACAATTAAAAAACCTTGAATCACAAATTGTGATGCAACTACACGAAACACAGCACCTAATCAAGGGCTATCAAAACGCACTAGAAAATGATAATGAAACAAAGACTGACCAAGAGTCAGGAGACAATGCTGAGTAGACACTCAGTTCATCACACAAAACCACACATGGACTTTATGCGTAGAAGGATGCTCATGGGCGACTCCTTCGCTGAAGCACATAGAAAAGCACAACAAAAAATAGGTAAATAATTATGTATCACGGATCACATGGCAAAAAAGATAAAAAAGACAAAAAGAAGAAAGGGATGATGGGAGCCAAGAACGGCAGAATGGTTGCAATGAAACGAACTGGTCGCAGTAAAAAAGGTTAGTTTATTCCCATCTTTGGGAACTCCTGAACTGCGTCTGTGTATCCATTAAAATATCCTTTCTTAAAAGATTCTTTTACATCCTCTTCTGAGTTTTTTATACGTACAGAAAGACCAATTAGAAAGCCTATAAAAGTCATCGTTGTTGAGAATACAAAAAAGGTTATTATTTCCATGATAATCAATTAATTTGTTGAACCATCTCTAAAAACTCTTCTGTATTTAGCTTCTTACGG